AGTCACACATTCACGTCCTGGAGCTGGTGGAGCTGGTGGAGCTGGTGGAGCTGGTGGAGCTGGTGGAGCTGGTGGAGCTGGTGGAGCTGGTGGAGCTGGTGGAGCTGGTGGAGCTGGTGGAGCTGGTGGAGCTGGTGGAACTGGACCTCCACACGCTATAACACGTCCACTTAAATTTTTTCCTGGGCAGGGGGTTCCGTTTCCAGTTGATGATTGGATGACATTTAATTGCTGATTCTGCATACCGTCGACACAATCTCCGAGGTTCACATAACTATATTGACAAGACTGATTAGGTGGTGCAACATATATATCATTTGGATTCCATACAATACCGTCATAACTGTAAGCACTAGTAGGACCGTCCACGCCGCTAGGATCTGCGAATGCAAATGCAATATATATACCATTTAGATATCTAATACGATCCCATGCACCTCTAGGCTGAAAATCTCTTGTGACTGGTACATCTACACCATTAGAATTGGTATAATATATACCGTTCCCGCGCGTCCCCTTTGAAATTTGTCCCGTCTCATTAATTGCCAGATCAAGACAACTACTACCATAAAGAGATGTCCATGATATACCATCAGTGCTAACAAACCCATTATTTGTTTGGTATCTATTTTTTACGCCATCATAAATTATATTAGTCATAGTGTCTGGTATGATTGAGTTATCACTCAATATCCATCGAGTCTGACCATCAATCAGAACTGCAGCAGCTGGGTGAGGTTGTCCTGATGATAGATTTGTTACATAACTTGCGACAATCACAAAACGATCTGGACCTCTTACTAGTGCAACATATGTTGCAGGGAATTTTAAATTTGTGTCAAATGTCCAATTGATACCATCGGGAGACAATAGAGATGAATATCCCTTGCCGTTTAGTGTTCCGGTGGTACGGAATAAACCATTTCCATATGTAATTTGGTTTGTCATATATCCATCCGCACCTTTTCCATCTGATGGTGCTATAATTTTATTACATGGTGTCCAGTTACCTGTAGGATCAGTTGTAGAGAAAAAGTAGACCCAATCACTTGTATCAAAATATTTGTGATTTCCCAAAACACCATTAAAATTATTAGAACCGCACACGAATCTACCATTTCCGAATTCTACAGTTCTCCAAGATCCCTGTGGTAGATTTTGTCCCGGTGTCCAGTTGATTCCATCGTTTGAGTAGGCGACATTTGGACCATCACTCTGTAAGTTATCACCGACTGCTACATAGTAGCCGTTACCATATGTAACGTCAGTCCATCGTGTTCCTCCTGGTATGGTACTGACAGCAGTCACGTATCCTCCTATTGATGGTTTGAATACGATCAACAATACAAGTAATATTAGAAGTATAATACCAATTTTCTTCATATACTATTAAAATAGAAAATAATTATACATGAATCCACTCGTAGCTAATACCACAGATCCAATAAATATATTCTTAAAAAAGTATGGTTTTCTATCCTGAATGACCAACTCAGGTGTAGTCACGACACTATCAAACCTATAACGACACATGGGACAGCTCAGTCCATGAGACATCCACTGAACCGCGCAGCGATGATGTATCTTTTGCTTACAGCAATACATTGTCACTATATCATCATTCATCTCTTCTAGACATATTGGACATTCATCCATTAATCTCTAGTAGAAAAGAATTTTTATTACCAATATTAGGCACACTCATACTACTAGACTGGGATAAAAAAAAGAAACTCTAGTTATATAAATGAACACTATCGAGAAAGAGCTTAATGGGCACAAGATTGAGCACATTCGCTTCGAGCTCACCAAGTCTCAGATCCATGAAATGGATCAGTCAACTATTGAGTGCACATTGACTCAGCTTGAGAATCGGGACATAATCAAGAATGAGCCCAATACCCTCATGATTGCATTCCGTGCATATTTTATTCCTGATGATACATGGGGTATATTTGGTCCAAATAACATTGATATCAATCAGGTATTGGAAAATAAAAAAAGGAAGATGCGACTGATGAATGAGATTCGGTTTCGAGCCAAGTATCTCGGTCTCTGTAATGAAGAGACGATTGATTTTGATGGAAATTCATATTCAATCAATGCTCGAATTGAGCGCCTTATTCAGCATTATGATGACAGCTATGAGATGATTTTTCGGCATACTCGGCAGCTGGATCGTATGAAATCTGATATGAGTGTTCCTACACGTCTCAACTTTGACGAGTCGTCCAGCCGATACTCCACTGATGACAACGAAGAGGATAAGAAGACTGCATGGCAGGAGTTGTTGCTGTATATGCTCGAGACGCTGTACAATATGAAATATCGTCGCTATAAGGAGCAGTGCTACCGTCAGATAACCACATCCGATGGGAAGCGTACTCGCGCGTGGGAGCCTATCTGTGATATCAGTGAGTTTGTGTATATGAATGCACAGAAGGAGGTTAAGTACGATCAGTGGAAGAATATGACGAGCAAGGGTTCTTGTGTCAAGGACACCATCAACTACCTATCAACCACCATTGATATCCAGTTTCCAGAGATTAAGAAGAATCGATGTGTATGGTCTTTTCAGAATGGCATCTTCATCGGCAAGTACTGGGATCGCTCAAAGGATATGTACACTACAAAGTTTCTCGAGTATGATTCTCCAGATTTTGACTCTCTTGATCCAACTATTGTATCTTGCAAGTACTTTGATAAGAAACTCGAGGATCAGTCTGGACGTGAGGACTGGTTCGATATTCCAACCCCTCATATGCAATCAATTATGGATTATCAACGATTTCCTGAAGATGTCAGTCGCTGGCTGTATGTATTTTGCGGTCGTATGTGTTTCGAGGTCAATGAGATGGACTCTTGGCAGGTTATTCCGTATCTGAAGGGTATTGCCGGTACAGGTAAGTCGACAATCATCACAAAGGTGTGCGCAAAGTTCTACGATGCAAGCGATGTCAAGACTCTATCGAACAATATCGAGAAAAAGTTTGGTCTGGATTCAATCAGTGATGGGTTTATGTTTATTAGCCCGGAGATTAAGGGTGATATGGCTCTGGAGCAGGCTGAGTTCCAGTCGCTTGTTTCCGGTGAGGATATGAGCATTGCGCGGAAGAATCTAAAAGCGAAGAGTCTGACATGGAAAGTGCCCGGAATTCTTGCGGGAAATGAAATGCCTGGCTGGAAGGATAATTCAGGATCTATTCTTCGGCGAATCCTCGTATGGGCATTTCCGCGCCAGGTGAGTGTAACTGAGACTGATCCACAGCTTGAACATAAGCTCGAGGCTGAGCTGCCAATGATTATGCAAAAGTGTATTCGTGCATATCTCGAGTATTCTCAAAAGTACAAGGCGAATGATATCTGGAGTGTGGTACCAGACTATTTCAAGACTATCCGGAACCAGGTGGCGATGGTGACGAGCATCCTACAAAACTTTCTCTCTTCCGAAAAGGTCAGGTATGGTCACAATCTGTTTGTACCTCAGCGACTCTTTGTCCAGGCGCTACAGCAGCATTGTATGGACCTTGGATTTGGTCGTATCAAGTTTACGAATGATTTCTATGCTGGCGCCTTTTCAACAAAGGAACTTACGGTTCGGGTTGATACACTCACACATAATAAGCTCAGTTATGTTGACCAGCCATTTATTTTCGGTGTCGATCTAGTCACCATGGATGCAACACCTGTATTCACAACTGATGTATAAAATGTTTACATATAATATATGCCGCCTAAGCGACCAACAATAGTTCGAAGAACAGGTGCGCCACAACCCAGAGAACTATCATACCATGAGCAGGTGGCTCAGCAACAGGCTGCTGCCAAAGAGGCCTATTACAAGAAATTAAAGCAAATCAAACCTTCTCGATTTCCTTGGATACAAAAATTCCGAAAAAGAAAGGAACGACCATTATTCTCTTTAAGCGGTCTACAGACAACTCTCTTTAACGCTGATGGTATCTGTCAACATACACCCGATCCTGTCGATATCTTTAATGATATTATCCAGTCGCCAGGGGATCATCCAGAAATCGAATCGGCAAGCTTAAAGGGTGGTAGATTCAAGGAACTCGCGCGTTACAACCGCAAAGGTGTTGTAGAATTCAAGGGTGGTAAACCAAATCAGGTTGGTATCCTGTTCATCATCGATGGTAAGAAGAACTATGTCAATATATTTGACAATGCGAGTATTCGATGGGGTGGATCCTCTCTAGAATACAAAGTGTATGACTTTATAACAGACTATGTAGGAAAAATAAACCATATAGTATATTCTAACCATTCTGGTCAGCTCCATGTCGACAAGAAACTTAATATACAAAGACTAGCTGAACTCACAGATCTGAAATGGTTCGGAAAAGGATCACGGATTATATTCGACAAACCTTCCCAGATGACACTCCAACTCGCAGATACAGAGTTTAAACGACTGGCACGACCTGGACCGAGGATGGCTACAACTGTAGCTCGTATAGGAAACCTAGAATTTCAGAATACAGAGACGAAACACAAAAATGCAAGTATAACTTTTTTCAATAGTGGAATCATACAATATCAAGGAAAATATGTGAATCAGAATATCATAGTTGATATACTAGTATATATATTCACTAGACTACAGAATAATGGTATATTTGTAGGTGAATCAGGACCTAGAGTACCAAAAGTTCAAAAGGCTGAAGAATACAAAACGCGATCCAGAAATCCACCAAACCCTCCAAACTCTTTCGAAGGTACATGTGAACCAGGATATTACTGTCGTCCTAATGCACAGGGATTCCCTACATGTTATATTATACCAACTATAAATGAATCCTCACGCAAAACAGTGATAGAATCGTACAAGGCGGCAGGTGCTCAAATTCCCAAGGCTGTCAAGGATATTTTCAAAATTGACACCAAAGAGCCTGACAAGTACGATATACCAATGACTATTGAAAAACAGACGTACAGAGATAAGACTGTGAGCGTACTAAAGATTGGTGGGAGACAGGCTATGCGTATGACTGAGGACCAGTTGGAGGATGTGGCTCGCAAAAAGCACATTCCTGGGATTGTCAAGGGTCTAGGAGTCACAAAGATGGTGGCAAAGATGACTGCTCATATACTGAAGAAGGATGAACCATATATAAATCAAAAGGATAAGCTAAGAATAGGGGAACGTCTCTGCGACAGTTGGTCCAAACAGCAACTCTTGGATCTCGGATATCCAGGTGTTCACAAGGATATGACGGTGGAACAGATATGTACTCGTATAGAGTATTTTACCAGAGGTATTGCAGAGAATAAGCACAATTTTGAGCTTGAAGGAACAAAGTTTAGGGTCGAAGGTGATAAGATTCTTGGGGCTACAAGACGTAATGGCAAACCAAATCCAGGGAGGAAATGCGCGACGATACCAACAGAGACTTTGTACAAGTACGCGCGTGCAATGGGTATAGACCCAAAAGGGAAATCCAAGCCTGAGATTTGCAAAGAAATGCAAGAAAAGAAGTTGGCATCCAGGATGGTGCGCGTCGAACAGGTGAAAGAGGCTGCTCCGGCACCTGAACCGACAAAGCTCGAAAAGATTACAGAAAAGTTTGAACAACTCTTGGGATTCAAAGAGTATGACAAGAAGAAGCTCAAGGAATGGCTCCTGGCTGCACCGCACCAGAGAAAGATAATCATACGTGATATGAGACATGAGCATGCTCTAGAAAAGTTTGTATCAAGTCTAGAACCAGGTCAATTTAAAGACGATGTCAAGCGCTATGCAAGAGACAATCCAAGTATCGAAAAGGTAAAGGAGTACGCAATGAAACTTAAAGAGACTCGTGAGAAACTGGAAAAGGGTGAGCATACAGTTACAGCGTTTGAAAAGGAGACGAGGGTTTCATCTGAACAATCCTACAAGGCATTATTGCGGAGCCTGTATAAGCATCGTACCTCGACTGAAATGCTCGATAGGGTTGATTCGTACGAAAAGAAACGCGGTATAGGAACGGACGTGGACAGGTACGCACGGAGACACTTCCCGGATGAGTATTGGAAATCAATATCAATTAGATAATCTTCATAACATCATTCACTTTGTACATTATATTATATAGCTCATTTTCATTCTTGACATCTTCAGGCTTGATAATCTCCATCTCAATCTGATAGACAGTCATTTGCTCTGCATCTAGATCATCTGGCGATCCAGAAATCATAGATACATCAATGCTTAGATTCTTCCGCACAAAAGATACTCTCACACGATTCTTCGTCTTTTCAAACTCCTCCTCATCCTCTGTCGGTTCATATGGAATCTCGGTAGAAATTCCTAGCCGAACATCAAATGGCTCCATTTTGAAATCGCTTATAGTGACTCGTTGCTTGATGCACCGAACAATATCATCAGTTGTGTTGTTGTATATGGCTCTGCGGCCATGTGTTCCATAGTATATGGTTTCGTTTGAGTGTACCACCTTTTCCCACCCCTGATATTGTCCCAACGATGCCATCACCTTGTTGTACGTGTCAACTCCAACATTCGTATCAAACCCATTACGCGCAGACCTTCCAATACGAAACTCGATTTCATGGTTGGGAGCCTGAAGAAACTTTGATACGATGGGGGAGAACTGTGCGTACATTTTCTTACTAGATTGTAGAATTTTTAAACCTGGGTTTCATCTGAGCACGATTTTTAGAAGAACAAGTCCCACGATGATGACTACATTCATTTGGGTACGCATAGAAAAATCGAAATCGGGCGTTCTATCAAATCCTATATCACCATTAAATTTTGACATGAGTATATTGAATGGAAATGGTCCAGATGCAGAAGTCTGCGTAGTGATCTTCTTGTCACAATAGTACAAATCAAGTGGACTTCTTGCGATTTGTGCATCGAGACAAAACTTTAAATTTTTTGCATCCCAGAATCCAATCTTAGCGGCACCCTCAAAACTGAGTAGGTAGGCGTGTGCGCAATATGAACCACCTCTAATCAAATGTTTACTCACCTTTGTACCCTTTTCTTTAAACATACTTGGTCCCAGATTAATATAATCCCATTTTTCATTCCTGACATCATCAAGTATTTCAATCAGTACAGGTTTAAATTCTGGAGTCAACTGAACATCATCTTCAAATACCAACACACTCTTGTACCTATTTTGTACAACATCTCTCATGATTCGCAGATGACTATCTGAACAGCCCCATTCAGATGCAGATATCGATAGTCCTGTTGGTGCATGCAATTTACCATCTGTAGCGTTAAAGAATTCAACAGGGCCTATACCAAATTGTTCAAACTGCTGCATAGCCTCAGACTTTCTATCTGGTCGACGTTCTAGATTGATACAGTATATATGTTCAACCATATACACATATTATAAATTAAATTCCGACATTTTTATGCACTCTCTGATATTTACTAGTGTTCTCTCATATGTACGCTTGTTGTTCGGATATGTCTTGTCTGTTCGAATCTTGAGTATGCTCCAGCCATTCTTCCCGTACTCACATTCCACAATCTTACCCAAGAACTCGCTTGGTGGCTTGTTTTGTGCATTGCTCTTGATCAAAGGAGTGATGAATTGATTCTGGATATACAATCCAAAACACGGAGTACCGTCAACATCACCATAGCTATGAACGAGAAAGTCGATGGTGTGATTCGTTTTCCACTTGAATAGAGTCTCGTGAGTGCCCATACGAATAGGCTCGTTGACCGGTGTGAAAATAAGACCATCAGACTTTTCTCCAAGCACAATCTCCGAAACGCGATTCAATGGGAGCATCTGCTTCACACGGACTCTGACATTACCAGGTGTCTTCGGTATCGATAGTGCTTTAGCCTTGGCAAGGCGGACATCAAGAGGAAACTTCTTGAGATCTTCACCTTTGATACACACAGCATCATATACCAAAAACTCGCCATCGAGCAACTCACCATCGAGGATCGTACCACGCGGTACCGCAAGTGTAGTATACTGAAATTCAAATGCACGATTGACTAGTATACAATACTTGCGCCCTTCAAATTCAAAACACACGAGCATATTTCGTATGCCATCGGACTTTTCACACACGAAATATGGTTGAGATTTTAGTATAGGAAAATGTTTTCGCTCTATGGAAATTGGTTGGGGACCTGGGAAGCGATCATGTGTTACACCCCAAGCATTTTGAATAAATAGCTTCATGGCGGGCTCCATCACTTGTTTACAGTAACACCAGATGTTTCTAAGATGTTTGCGATACACTTATGTATATAGTGAACTATGCACCTAGCCTTCGTGCAGGCACAGATTTTGATCCCCTCCGCCTTGAGGTGCTGAAAAAACTCGGGACTCATTTTCGTTTTAACCTTTTTAGGGTCCATTGCCCATACACGCGCAGAGGTACTTTCAACTTCGTACAAAAAATTACCAAGCTTCTTTCCTAGCGTTGTATCAAACGTGAGACCTCTTTGCGATGCAGGCTCTATAGTCCCATCGAGAGTCTTTTTCTTGAATGCATCCCAGTCGATTCCTTCATTGACAGCAGGAAATACAACCATCTGTACACCTTTGGGAAATTCTTTACACATGAGAGGAATACAATCAAAGTCGATACTCACTGCATAATCCATAAATATAAGACGATCAGTATGCTTCATATATTTTGAAACTAAATTCTTGTCAGGTATATAATGTACTATAATCTGTTCCCCAATCTTATTAGCATATATGCCTAGATGTAAGAGTGATGTCAATGTAGTACAATGAATTGATTTTGACCGAGTAACAACAACCACAGTCAACATCTTTATTAAGAGAATCCTTTATCCTTAATACATATTTCCACAAAATCGAATGTTTCCGACGTGACCAAGAGTTGTATTCACATCTGCATATATCTTTCCACCCATCTGCTGCCATCGCCGACAGAATGCATAATCCTCTGATAAATATCTACGAGTCTCTGGATCAATCATACAGTCAAATAATGCACAGTATTTTGAAACATCTGTAAACATGTGATCATTCACACAATTGAGCTCTGGATAATGAGCATACATACGCTCTATCACCGACCTCTTGATAAACATAAAACCGGTTGGGCCATCAAGTACCTCTACGAAACCATTGATAACTTGTGCATTTTCACGTTGAGCAAAGTTTAAGACGAGACTAGATGCAAGTTTAGCTGGATCTCGTGTATCACCATTTAGGATAGATACAGCTGCATTATCCCACAGAATACCCTTTTTTGGGTATGCCGCAACCGCAATATCGTGTCCGGATGCTATAAGGCGCATCACAGACTCTGGCTGAAACTCTATATCAGCATCTATAAACATAAAATAGTCTGCATTCGTGTTGTACAGAAATCGACCTATAGATACATTACGCGCGCGTTGGACAAGAGACTCATTTTCAGTCAGATCAGTCTGAATATCCAGACCGTGTTTATATGCAAGTTGTTGCAATTTCATCATAGACTCTGCATAGGATTGGAGACAAAGACCACCATAACAAGGTGTGGATAAGAATAACAATGGCATTACAATTTAGGCAATCAAACTCTTTATAACATCTTCAATCTTCTTAATTGTCGGAGCCGAAACTTCACATAATTCGCACACCTGCTGCATATTCATCCACTCCACCATTATTATACGTATAACTGTCGCCGCAATCGTCTTTGGAGTCTTCCCCATAAGCTCCACCGACTCTTGTACCTTTTCACACGTCCGAATCACCTTCATCCTCATTCTACGCTTTATATCATCTGGTATATCATTAAATTTGTTGAGCATACGAGCTGCGACATCTGCAGCCATTACAATTTTGGGTGTTTCGACTGTTTCAGGTATAACAGACCGAAACATATCAGCCGTTCTAGACACATCTTTGGTTGGTATACCAAAAGCGCTCGCAATCTCTGCAATAGATCTCGAGACATTGTGATTTTTGCACGCCTGCAGGAGGCAATTGGCCTTAACACCCGTTCGAACAGCTCCGCGCGTCAACTTCTCAGCGGTAAACTTGCGATACATAGCCTCGGCATCTCGGACCACAAACTTTGGCAAATCCTTCCCAGCCTTTTCAATATCAGCATAATTATGAAAGAGACTACGATCCTTGTGATTCATAGACGAATGAAAATCGATACGCGCAAGTTTCTTCAAAGCATAGCTCGCATTTGAACGCACAGTCATTATCGTTCCCATCGACCACATTTCGCTATAGCGCTCGTCTACTGGAGCCCCACACCGAGATGGATCTGACACTGCCCCATCGTCATCGATACCACCGCGCCACTCAGGTTCATCAGAAATAAACTGATCGTCGACCAGACCGCATGTTGTGCACGTCGGAAGATCGGATTCGTGACAGTCTTTGACTCCTCCGCACACACAGACATAGAACTGACCAGATGGTTTGTACTCATCGAGAGGCTTGAGAGACTCAACCTGACTCCAGATGAGTTCGAGATCCATTCTTTACCCTCTTATGCTGACGTTACCTAAGTCTTCAGGGTGCACGATTTTTATATCAACCTATAGTAATGGCTTTGACTACAGCTCCTAATAATTTAACTGCTAATTCTATTACGAATACAAGTGCTACTCTCACTTGGGTTCCTCCAACCGATGTAACTCTAACTGGTTATAAACTTTCACTAACTCCTGGAACTGGAATTGCTATTGATATACCAGGTATATCAACATCATCTTATAATTTAACAAATTTAACACCTGGGCAAACATATGGTGTTAGCCTTTTAGCCTGTACAGGTAGTCAATCTACTTGTCCAGCATCTATACTAAATACAGGTAGTACATATTTCACAGCTGTAACTCCATATATACCTCCAACTGGTACTGGTACTGGGACTGGGACTGGGACTGGGACTGGGACTGGGACTGGGACTGGGACTGGAACTGGTACTGGCACTGGCACTGGAACTGGTACTGGCACTGGGACTGGGACTGGGACTGGGACGTCTGATACAGGTGGAGGATATGCTTCAACTGGTTCAAGTTGGTTACTTATAATGGCATTGATATTGTTACTTATCGTATTGGGTATAGTCGCTGTATGGATCAAAGTACCTTAGATGATACACCGTACTTTAGACATTTCTTTGCAGACAAGATAATATCCTTCGTCATCAGTTGTTCGAGTTTATGTTCTGGTATCTCTGTATACTTGGAACATATAGACTTCATCTTCTTCATCAACTTTTCAATATTATCCATCTCAGAACGTAGGTCCTCATACGATCCCCAAACCTCAGAACTCAGTTGATGAATAAGCAGATATGTATTCTTTTTAATGTGGCGCTCGTGACCACCCAGATACATCATCGCGGCAGCACTCGCTGTGAAACCATCAGCAATCGTAATCACTTTGGATCGGCAGCACCTGATATGGTCCATTGCGCCTAGACCCGCGTGTAAATCACCACCCGGGCTATGGATATACACCTTGATAGTGGGCTGTTCCTCAATACCAAGTTCTATATATTTGCAACGGAGCTCTTTGTCGAGCTTGGAGAGCTGAAAACTAAATTCTTCAATAGATTCCACGGAAACCTCCGAGTAAAAAAATATTTCATTGGCATGGGTTTTGATATATTCAAGCTCTGGAGTTTTTTCATCAGACATATTATTCAAGGCAGTGTTTTTTTAAAGCTGTTACGAGGCTCGGTTTCAGTTTACGTTTGAGGCAAAGATGATTGAGTACATCAAAGTCTGTTTTGTGCAACTGATACTCTTTTATAAACTCCTTCCCGAGTCCCTTTTCAAAATAGTCTCTGAAGAGCATGAGTGCGTCAATGTCTAGGTGGTGGCGAGCGACTCGAGTCGTCATATCCTTCACCTTTTTGCGTCTCATACACATGTTGGAATATTTTGTCCATACACTTCCTGGTCTTATATCACCTTTCACAGAATGATTTATCAGATGTGATGGATATATACATGATTCTATACTAAAGTATGGAAGAAGATTCCAATTACCAGAGTATATAACACCATCATATATATCAGCTATACTAAAACATTCTAAAACTTTTGTAGGTTCAGCACTTGAATCTATGTAGTTGTCAAAGAGCATATCCATAACGTGTCCATGTTCTTCTATCATCTGACCAATATAGTCTCTTGCATATCTCTTACCACCCCTGCAAATCATAGACTTTACAAAATCCTTTGGTGTCCAGAATACATCCTTCTCATCTCCTATACTTGATATTATATATCGTATATCACCTTTTGATCTCTTAATAATGTCCAAGTCTGTCACTTGATATAGTTTGGCTATTTCAATCAGTTCTTCAAGTGTCTTTGTAGGATATTCATATATGACCATGTTGTTCAATTTTTTACTCGGAGAATTGCCTATGATGATCACCTTATCAAGTGCATCAATTTCCTTGATACCAATTGTATCACATACAGATTCATAATCATCTATTATCACTGGTAAACCAGAAATCTTTATTCTTTCGATAAACTCAATTGTAGAATTTTTAGATTTCAGAGTATCATAGTCTAGATCGATCGCTTGGTCAATCGCTTTTCGTACAGACCATGTCTTACCAATCCCAGATGGACCCCATATAAAGATCCTAGGATGAAGCGTAAATGGAGATGTTTGTTTTTCTCGCCTAGTCTTAATTATACGATCCATGAAGGATGAATCTATTACAAGTCAACTATTAAATATGGTTTTGGAAAATAACGCAATCAAAGAGAGGTTATACCCTTATTTGGTTGCGTGGATGGTGTTTAATATACTACTTATGATATTACTACTGTACATTAGTTTCAGAATAACATTTTCTAGATAATAGTATATGTCGCTTGTTACAGATATATTTGTCATAGCAGTTTCAGTGCTATCTATTGCATCTTGTTCCATTGGTATTCAGGCCATAGGTGATGTCAGTCAGGGATCAACTTTGGAAAAGCGTAATAAGCAATTCCTTATTGTGATGCTCGTCATGTCTATCATGGCTCTACTCTTCAGTGGATATCTCATTTACAGTTCGATGCATTGACCAGTCTGAGACGCTTGTGTCATCGCAGTACTCAAACTGGTAAATAGCTCACCAGTATTTAACCCGTTGAAATACACGGCTGTATTAAATCCCAAATTCTGAGACTCGTTGATATCTACACCAAGATAAACGAAATCCCACCCTTCAGACTTGCGAACCTCAATAAGATCCCTAATGTGTGCGCGTGTGTAGTGCTTGCTTGCATTCTCCTCACCATCAGTCAGTACAACCACAGTCTTTTTTCCACCCTTGAAGCTCTTTAGCACATAGCCCATTGCATCAAGAAGAGCTGTAGACCCACGCGGAACAAAATCTACAAGCTGAGTAACCTCATTCATCGGGACATCTTTGTAGCACTCTATAACCTCGTGGTCAAACATCACGAGAGACATAGTACCATCCACCTGTGAACCGATGAATGAATTGAAACCACCAACTGTATCATCTCGGATACTGGCCATAGATCCAGACCGGTCAAGCAAAAAAATTCGCTCCATTAAATATACAGGGTGTATATTTTCTAAGATAATATAAATGAAACCTATTGTTTTGATTATACTACTAGTACTATTTTTCATCGTACGCACAGGTTCTGGATATGCTTCAAATAAACCTGTATATCCGTCATTAAGTTGTGACTGTTCAAAGAATGAAATTGATATTTTGCAAATGAGAGCATATTGGGATGTAGTAGATGCTAATGAATATGACTATATTATGACATCATCTGATGGAGTTGCTCAATCGTACCTTTTACAGATTTTTGGAGATTATGCAGCAAGAAGACAAACGTATGACACATTGATGAATAATGCTCTACGTAAACAGGATATAATTCAATTAACTATGAATAACTATAAAATGGCTAAAGCATATTACAAACTTAATGGTGATCCAACAAATGGTAACACTATAGGTGTACTTGATCCCCCTGAACCTAGTAATAATACTATATCAGATGAATATTATACTGATCTAATTCCAAATCTAGATAAAACAGCCCAGGATGAATTGTTGGCAAAAATTACCGCCTATAAAAGTTTTGTAAGAGATTTATTAAGTGAAGATCTACAATGATTATTATAAAAATATTTCACACTAGTATCACATGGTGAATTCTTATTATGTGTTCGATCTAGATTTTCTGGACCGAGCCATGATAGAATGGAAAACTTCATTTCCAACCATCAGACCATATTATGCTGTGAAGTGTAACCCTCACCCACTCATCATTGAACGTCTTGTACAGCTCGGCGCTGGTTTTGACTGTGCCAGCAGAGCAGAGATTGAACTTGTGTTACAGAAGGGATCAAAGGATATCATTTACGCAAATCCATGTAAACATCCATCAGATATAGAATATGCACATGGCCTAGGTATTCAGCTCACTACATTCGACTCTGTATCTGAACTATACAAGATTTCCAAATATCCTATGGATCTTATACTCAGGATACGAGCTGATGACCCAACAGCAATCTGCCCCCTCGGAAACAAGTACGGTGCCGAGGAATCCGAGTGGGATGAGTTGTTTTCGACGGTGAAATTGCTCGGGTTGAATCTAGTTGGAATATCGTTTCATGTAGGTTCTGGTGCTCGAGATGAATTGGCATATGTTGAAGGTGTAAAAAAGGCTTGTCGAGCCGTTAAAAAGGCAATCGACACCTATGGCTTTGACCCAAAAATAATAGACATTGGAGGTGGTTTTTCACATGGAAAGTTACCAACCCCGAACATTATGGATTATTTGGATGGTTTTGATGTGATTGCAGAGCCTGGGAGATATTTTGCTGAAAAGGTTGCAACACTATATACACCTGTTATTGGATACAAGAAAAATTCAGTCACTATAGATGAATCACTCTATGGATCATTCAACTGTAGACTATTTGATCATGCGAAACCAGAACCTGTATTTATGGACAGTAGACCAGTTACTAAAAAAACATTATTTGGATGTACATGTGATGGTATAGATGTTATATATGATAGTATATACTTACCTGAATTAAAGTTGGGAGATGTAATAGAGTGGCCAAATATGGGTGCATATACCATGGCAGCTACAACATCATTCAATGGTATCTCGTTTAATAAAAGAAAAGTCTTTCTTAAGGAGTATTAGATGTCGCTCTATGAAGATATTGGTGTTTCAAAAGAGTCGAGTCCTGATGAAATCAAAAAGGCTTACCGAAAGCTCGCAATGAAACATCACCCAGACAAGGGTGGAGATCCCGAAACATTCAAAAAGATTTCGCACGCATATGATGTTTTATCCGATGAGACGAAACGTAGAAACTATGATATGACTGGCACAGAAGGTGGTGGAATGCCTGGTATGGGTGGATTCGACATGGGAATGTTTAGTTCTATGTTTCAGCAGCAGAGACAGGAGAATGTACATCCGATTCGTATAAATCTGGATGATGTGTATCATGAGCGCAAAAAGAAGCTACGGATTGATTGGATGAAGGATTGCCCAATCTGTACAGGACAATGCAGACAGTGTCATGGATCCAAATTTCAGATTCTTCAACTCGGTCCTCTGCAAATCCAACAGACTTGTCAGGCTTGTTCCGGGAATGGATCTGTAGGGCGTGGATGTAAAGATTGTGATTTCAAGAAACAAGTTCGGGAGGTGAAGGATATACTGATTGATATTGGAGGTGATACGAAGAATGGTGAGAGGGCTTCGATCAATGGTATGAATATCACATTTGTGTTTCAGATTATAGATCATCCAGTGTTTACACGAGTTGAACAGGATCTTCATATGAATACAGATATATCATTTGTTGATTCTGTTCATGGCACAATATTGGATGTTCCTCATTTTGGTGGCACTATCAAAGTCCCTACACAGGACTTTGGTATTATCGATCCTCGCAAGGAGTACAAGATTTCTGGAAAGGGTATGAAAGATGGTGACCTGTACATACACTTTAATATAGTGTATCCACCGAAGGATCAGCGCTACGAAATTAATATTGTCAATATATAAATGAAACTCATTATTCTACTTTTGATTTTATTTATAATTTTGATGTTTCTCAGGGGGAGATCAGACAACTATACCAGTGGTACACAAGTAATCCGTAAATGTAATACAGTTGCCGCGGGTGAACAGTTTGCATGTGCAATAACAGAAGGTGGTGGTGTAAAATGTTGGGGAAAAAATAATAGGGGTCAACTTGGAAATGGAACATTCGTAGATAGTGTTATACCACAAGATGTTATAGGATTGGACAGTGCTGCTGTGGAAATAGCAGCTGGATATAACTATGTGTGTGCTTTGCTTGATACGGGTAAGGTGAAATGTTGGGGGGATAATTCTCAATTTCAATTAGGAAAAAATTTTAACCGCCAAACACCTCTTGGGATTGTTGATATTGATTATCATAATGTTCCCGTTTCACCAGATAATCTAAATGAAAATGTCGTGTCAATATCATTGGGGAATTGGGGACCATCACACGGCAGTGTATTGCTTGATACGGGTGAAGTAAAATGTTGGGGAAGAGCTAGCAATGGTTATTTGAGTTATGTTCCAGGACATGTTAACGGAATAACAAATGCAATTGCTATTTATACAGGATTTACTGGATCAGGTGCGCTGCTTCATACGGGTGAGGTGAAATATTGGGGTGGTGATTCTGATCCTTCTCATACGATTGTTAATCCAGAAACTCTTATTACATCACCAAATGATAAAATAGTGGAAATCGCAATAGGAGGTAATGCATCATCTGTGAATAATGTATTCTTTTTGCTTGATACGGGAGCTGTAAAAAGTTTTGATGGAACTATAATGCCAGGAATGGAAAGTGGTGTAATATCAATAAAATCTGATTCCTGGGGGTCCACTCTATATGCATTATTTGATACAGGTGTTTTAAAACAATATATATATAAACGTACTAGATGGGGTACCGCCGTCCCATATGTAATTGATAGTACAATCACACCATTTCCAAATATGAAAGTGGGAACTTTTACAGTATATAGGGGGAAGCTTTTAGCGATTGATACAAATGGTAAATTATATGAATATGGAAATTCGATTAGTGTGCCTGGAACATTTAAAACTTGTCAATTACCAATACTACCACCATGTGTAAACGGTAATGTAACTGTTTTAAAAAATATTGCATTGGACATTATAACTTCTCTTGATGCTTATGCAGATAATGTATCTGTAATTACATTCAAAAATCCAAACAATATAGTAACATATAAAAATTCAGGTAATCCTGTAATTTCAACATTACAAGACACAAATGCTGGTAACGGGTTTGTATATGGGTTGTTTTGTCATCCCACCGGTACGTTGATACACGGGACTGGTGGTGGACTGCCCTGCACTTGCAAACCAGGATGGTCTGGTATGTTCTGTGAAACTACAACGTTACCGGATCCTGAAACTCCCAAAGCAGAACTTGTATGTTACGATCAATATGGTATGAAATATGTCTATGATAATAGAGGTAGTTTTTCAAAATTATGGTCCATACTACCCGACAACCATTGGCAAGAGATAGTTTATACTGGTCTGGATGATATAATAGATATGTGCCATGATAATGATCAGTGTCTCTTTTTACTATCGAATGATTTTGTCATAACAGTCATAAACGTTGATAAATTTGGTCAAGTAAATAGTATAAACCAATATGCTGCACGTAATTCAACATTTGATGGTAAAGGATTGTATAACTGTATGACAGTCTCAAATGACCATACTGTCTATATATCAAGATGGGGTCGTGCAATCTATAAAATAGAACCATTCGCAGATGAATCTGGTAATCCACTGAAAGTTTATGATAGTTTTGAACTTCAGATGTCTAATGGTGATATAATTACCGTATATGATGCAATCGATCCATCTGAAATCATTGCAGGAGATCCTAATACATCTGGACCTAAACCATTGTTCAATTATATAACATCAATGTCAATTGATATGAATGGATATTTATATGTATGTGACAGAGATTCTAAAGAAATCCGTTGTATATATGAGGATCTGTCAAAAACAAAAACCATAACGACTGCACTCAATTGTCCTACAATTGTTCGAGCTACAAATTTACCAACTGGTCAATGCGTACTTTATGTTGCTGATAGAAACTCAGCTTCATGTTCTCAAGTTGGTGCACATATTAAAAAGATTACTTAAATCATACGGTATCCTGAACCTTTCAGCATTCTAGGCACTGGTAGAATTGGATTGGTCCCTGCAGTGCTCGCGATTGGGGGTTCAGGTGCACGCGGTGGACGAATTGTGTATCCAGCTACTTTGTACGGTGAAACTCTGCTACTTCGAACTCTATATCCCGATGTACCTGGTGTAGGCATCCAAAATCTCCACCACGCTTTATCACAGCCATCGGTAGAATTTTGACAGTTGTAATAATCAATCATGAGTCCAATAATAACAAGAGCCATTACAACTAACACACCTATAATTGCAATCTTTCCACCTGACATTGGTTTCATCTTAGACTTCATATAATAACAGTCAATATAAAAAATTTGAAAACACAATGCATATGCTGGAGCAACTCATTAAAGATGTATGGGATGAACTTGGTCCAGGATATTCAGAATCGATTTATCATAATGCGTTAGAGGTTCAGTTGCGCGAAAATGGAATAGGGTATGAGACTGAGCGCATTATACCAGTGAGTTTTCATGGTCATGTCATAGGAAATCTTAGAGCTGATCTCATATTGAATGATACAATCATAGAACTCAAGAGTGTTCGGGCGTTGACAGAGCCAAATAGGACGCAGATACAGCTGTATATGAAGTTGCTCGAAAAGGATGGTGTTTTGGTAAACTTTGGTCCCGATAAATTTCAGATTGAACATTTTACACGGTCGCAATGTACTCCCACTTGAGTTCTTCGCAAATTTTTTTCCAAATCTGGTCGTGTTTATACACCTTGTTTGTATCTTTGAGCAAAGGGAAGCATTTCAGATATGAATCCTCTGACAGCAATTCGCAAAATTTATACAATACATATGAATAACTCAAAAAGTTTTTTCTATCCCCTGGACAGTGCTTCTGGAATGGTTCCTGAATTTGACCAAACATCAAACGTAATCTATCTTCAAGTGACTGTGGCATACAAGGTGGATTAATACCATTAATTATTGTTGCTATATATGGAACATGTTCATAGTATTTATTCATCTTGAGTTTTTTGAGTAAAGTTCTCACCTTTCCATGTGTTACATCAGTTGCATCCCGAATCTTTTGTTTCTTGAGTTCAATCTTCAACTGTTCTATAACCTCTTTTGGTACATTTGTAGATTCCTTCGCCTGAAATTGTGCAATCCACTCATTAAAGTGATTCTTCCTGTCATATGAATATGTTACATTCTTCTCCATCTCTTGTTCCTCTTTGAAACCGACTTCATCAGATAATAGATATTCAACTCTGCCACAACGGGTACATATCTCATCTGATGTCGTTGAATCTGTTATGAATGACGTCGAACCGCATTCACATATCCTATCTTTTAAACCCTTCTTGTATACCGACGTTCCTGCACCCTCGACGCGTTCTAGATATCTATCATAGATATCTTTCCTCTGAACCCCCTTGTCTGTTTTTTTATTATACTCCTCTATAAATGGCATACATTGACCTATATAGTCATATAGAGCCTGTCCTTCCAACTGCTTCACACGCTCGTTGAATCTAGCCTCCATTAAAGAGTAAAAAAACTAACTCTTTAATGGATAAACTATTTTTTATGCTTCTTGATATTATTCAAATTTTCAGACCAAAGGATTTTACAGTTGTTCATGTGGAGGATTATTGCGAGTACCAGATTACAGAGTATTTCTACGGTGGTAGAGTATATAAATGTATAGGTGGCCTGGAAAAAGATATTCGGAGAGGTTTCTTTGTTCCGATAAAGTCTGTACACTGGAATGATACAGATGTTACTGATTATGTCAAGGCATTTTCTGGCCCGAGGAACGACTTTTATGGAAAAGATCCTGATATATCTAAAATGTTTTATACTACTATTTGTCACAAGTGGGTACCTTCATTTAGTATTAGACCATTCGGTATATCAGTTACTTGGCACAAGAAAAAAGTAGTCCGACCGATACAGGGCCAACTCACAATCCGGAATATTTTCAATCAGACGACAGTCTTTGGCGCCAAATAAAACTTAATCTCTCCTAGATTTGCGACTGAATACCTGATTATAATGGGCATTTCAGTGTCGACAGATGTTTGAAAAATCTGAACATTTGAACACATACCAGTTGCCTTGGTAAATAGATTGATATATCTCAGACTGAATATATTGCCTATAGGTTTGTCTACAGTATCTGGACAAGTAATTGATGTTGTCTGGTTTGCAAAATCTCCTGCACATGAGAGTGTTAGGTTTGTATTATTTCTCTGAATAGTTATTTCAGTTGCCAGGTTTCCCATATCCCTACATATCCTCTGAAAATCAATAGATGGTATAGTAGTTATAGTATCCATCGCAAGATCTGGAACCTCTAAAATTTCTTCATCAATTTCTAAAAGTTTTAGACGAAATTTAGTCGAAGACTTTTTGTCTTCATTCGAAATCATAATATCCATAAATTCACTGTCATTGATAGCCATACTTAATGTGTCATTACTTGTGATTGATTTCAAAAGTTTGTATGTATTGCTTATATTTATACCAGCAATAATCTCAGTAGGGCATGAATAATCTTCGAAATTTTCCGCCGCCAAAAAGACGTGCACGAGAGATACTCGTGCTGTATCTAATGTATCTATATGTACTCCTTTACTATCAAAATATATATTTACATCATTTATTATATCCTTTAATACTTCGAATATGTTACGAAAGGCTGTCGCCTGAATCGTACGTAGAAACATCCTGTTTATATTGAATATTACCCTTTTAAGTTTGCGATAGCATCTTCGATTTTCATCTCAGTTCGAGCCTTGAATTCCTCCGTCATTATGGGTTGTTTCATTTTACCATAGTCTGAAAATTTGAAGAGGTTCTGCTTCACTCCACCAAGCTTTGGTTTTGGCACGATGCTCTCTAGAAACTTTAAAATGTCTGATTTTCCAACGAGTAGTTCCTCACCTGTGATGAGGGAAGGCACTCTCGTAATGCCATCTGGTATTCCATCGCGTATATGGTGATAGCTCACTACAGAGTGCAGAGATTCTTGCGTCTTGATATATTCAACTACATCAAAACAAAGTCTGCATTTATCACTATATATAAGAGTAGCCATTACTGTACTGCATGTATTTTATCGTCATTTTTTTACGCGAGTCTAGTATGCTTCGAGCACAGGATATACAGCTGATTGAAAATAACAGAAGGAGTCGAAGAAAGGAGACGTACAAGTATATTCTAGAGACTTTTGATAAGAAAATTCGTAATTGTGTACAACTGGGTATATCACATGTATTATTAGAGGTTCCATCGTTTGTGTTTGGCTACCCATTCTTCGATCACGAAGCGGCGATTGTCTATCTCAAACGTCAATTGGAAAATCTTGGGTACAAGGTGACCAGAACTGATCATGTACTTGTTGTTACTTGGGCTCGAGCGGCGCCAATTTCTGAACACCCAGAACCGGATTCGGACGAAGGATTACCATCTCTTATGAATTTGCGAAAGATTGCGAGTAAAATTATCCAGCAAGATAGAAATGGAGGCCGTCGTAGAAGCTCGTAGAGAATACATGTTTATGCTACAAGAATGTATGATACCAGAGATGATGAATACATATATACGTATGTATACTGATGCGAATCAGCCATTTCGCGGTACAAGAGGACAGATTAATGAATTCACAAAGATGACTTTAGATATCAAGGAATGGAGTGATAGTATAGTAGATGCACATGTAGACAATATCAAGGCTGAGTGCCCATGGTTTGATAAGATTATCGAGGCTGCAATTGTAAGTCTTGTCCAAATTATGAGTTCAGTCAAGATTAATAAAAATAGCAATAAAATACAGCTGAACGTTCCATCAGCAGCAGATTTCGTGCGCAAGTGCTATAGAACATCTCAGGCTGAAATATACAAGTCACCTGATTTCATGGGTGATGATGAAACTCGTGATACGATACTGATGAACAAGCTCACAAAAATTGTAGATAATGTTGTACGTAGTTATGTACCTCTACATAACATTATGGCCATGAACATATCTGAATCAGAACCCGAGCCGATGGAGCCGATGGAGGAGCAGGAAGGGGCGGACCCAGAAGAGGATGATGTATTGATGCCTGATGCTGCAGAAAAAAAGATTGATATAATGTAAATGGATATTCTTAGAAACCCATTTATAGCAGCATTTGTAGCAGCTCTTATAACATATATATATCTATATATCAAGAATCAAGTAAATAATGAAGAAATGACAACATCAGATTTTACAAAACCAGCTCTGTTAAATGCCATCATGGTGTATTTCATAGTCTACTACGGAAAATCTGAACGTGTTGTTCCAGCAGTACCATATTAAAGAATCACGGCACCTTTTGATTATAATGACTACTATTTCTGGATTCAATGATATGATGGAGCAGTTTCTGGAGGAGCTGGTTCATGTCTTCCCAGAAGAGCCAGCAATGAAAAAGTATCGTAATGCATTTGAAATGCTTCGTAAGGCGAACTCTCGAGCTTGTATGGAGAATTTTATGCAAAACATTACACCATATTCCAAGCAAGTGATGGCAAAGGATGCCTCATTCTTTCTGGACAATCCAGATGTATTTACAGATTTCAAGCTGTCGAATATCTGGACAGCAGATCTATCTGACAATACAAAGGATGCCATCTGGCAATACCTCCAGACACTGTATATTCTAGGTAACACGATCAGTGCTCTTCCAGAAAATACCCTCAATATGATTGAGAAGATTGCTAAGCAGTGTGCCGGTGAGATGTCTACAGGCACTCACGCCCTCGACATTAATGCCCTCACGTCTATGTTTGCTGGTCAGCTCGAAAAGAAATCGTAGGTATATTAATGATGAGCACCATAGAAGAAATATTTGCCTCTGACAAGATTAAAAACTTTTGGCCATCTTCGACTCAAACACCTCAGGAAAATACATTTTCAATTATTCGATTTATCTTGTATGCATCAGTACTTGTATATATACTCACAGGTGATTATAGAATTACTTATTTGGGATTGGCAATAATAGCATACATGGTATTTACAAATGTTCAAGTCTATGAAAAATATGCACCACCACCACCACGACCTCCACCTCAATCACCTTCAGCTCCTAGTGGCGCTGTCGCTGAGGCTGAAGTCTCCCAGCAAATACTAGCACCTGGTATACCACAAGACACTCCACATGTTCCAAATTGGTCACTTGTTCATCCACACATTGATACAACAAGTCTTCAGCAGAGATTCTTTAAGATGCCCGAGAATAATCTAGAAACTTTTAAAAAAATGAATGGTGGTATCCTTGGTCGTAAGGATACAGTACCATACTTTTTGGGTGGTAGAAATGGTCGCTAATATATTTTCACAGACTATATAAATGGCAAATATACAGAGCTTTATAGCAACTCAAGCAAATGAATATTCAAAAATTGTTGTTCCGATGACGACACGTGGAGTCCCATTGAAAGGGTATGCGTCCAAGGCGTATGATTTCCCCACTGATCACGGTCTACTGAAACCAACACTAAGAATACAACCGATACCAGAATCAACACGTGTTATACAGAAAAATAATAATATAAGACATTAATATAATGGATGTGGCTATCATAGCAGTTTTGGGTTTAGCATTTCTTGGTAAAAATCTCAGCGAGAGATATGTCGCTGACGAAGCCCCTGTTACTCTTCCAACCGTAGTTACAATCGAAAAGCCCCGTGAAAATCTTATTGAGAAGGATGTATACAGTATTGCCGGAGGTTTGAACATCATAGATCATATGAAACCACCATCAACTAAAAAGAGTTATAATCCACCAACATTTCAAATTCCTCAATTTAAACCAATTTACAAAAATCCAGTCACGTACGATTCTTCGCGCGAGTTTGAAAAGATTTCGAGTGTCACTCGAAATGTAAACCCTGCAAATTTAGATGGGAGTAAATTGTTGACGACTGCACCCGGACTAGATCTTGGTCAACAGAGTGCATATACAGATGGACGGGTGACTACAGCGTATGGTGCTGGAGGTCAGGGGTTTCACTATGGCGCAGTACAGCCCAAACCAATCCTCACTAATGCAGACGTTCTCGTGAATGGAACATTCGAGACTGGTACGAAAGCAGGGTACAGAGGTGACGCAGTCGTGAAAAAGACTTCTCTAGCCGCCAAAATTTCAGGATATTCATCAACTGCCGGAATTACTGAGCCTCCTGCGATGGTGTACCCTGTTCGCAATCTCGAAGCTCCCCCTATTATTTCACCAGCAACTGGACAAAAGTCGTATTCGGCCGTTCCAGATTCTTTATATGGTGTGTTTCCAACACTGAAGGATCAGATACTTTCACCACAGACTGGAGGGCTACAAACACAACCAATGATTAATAGATCCACAGCGGCTACGTTTCAACCAATGGGTGATATAAGATCTCATCCGAATACTACGATGTTTGCAAGTACAAATGCACAGATTCCATCGACTGCTGGTGAGCAGACACATATGAGAACCGATTCTATGCATCTGAATTATGTCATCCCCAACAAGACCTCAGAGCAGAAGTATGCACCTATTGGCACTGGAAGCTACAATGCATTCAAGGGTCAGTTTAATCCTCGCGGCACACTCGAAGCACTCAGTTCTATATCAGCACCTATTAAAACAAACCCATTTACAATTCCCTCGTTTAGCGTAGAAAATTAAAACCTTTGTGTAAAGTAAATGTCTGGTGGTGTTGCTCAACTTATTGCAGTAGGTCTCCAGGATGCTATACTTACTGGTGATCCACAAGTTTCATTCTTTCGGAGCAACTATAAACAATATACACATTTTGCATCGTCTATAGAGAGACAGATTCTCATGTCACAGCCTAGTCCTGGCGCAATGACCTCTATACAGATTCAGAATAAAGGTGATCTATTGAGTTATGGATACATGACTGCAACAACCATGTCCAATGGTCTAGTACAGAATATCAACTGGAGTACAGCAATTGACAAGGTTGAACTATGGATAGGTGGTGTGATGATTGATTTTCAGGATTCTGTATTCAATTATCTAGTGGAACCTGTCGCTCTGGCGGATTCATTTTCAAAGAGATACATGGGTCTTACAGGGAATGTAAATTCTGTAAGCAATACATTCTACCCATTCAAATTCTTCTTCTGTAAGGATTATCAGAACAGCCTGCCTCTGTGTGGAATGGTTGGTAGTTCAGTTGAGCTCCGTGTGTACTGGGCAACGACAATGCCCGCAGTAGGATTGTACCAGTACGAGACCTGGTTCAACTATCTCTATCTAGACACTCCTGAAAGAATGTACTTTACAAATACTGGAGGAGCAAAACTAGATATGCTCATCTGGCAGGTTCAGAGACAGCTCATTCCACAGGATTACACTATGAATCTGACATTCAACAATCCTGTAAAGTTTCTGGCTGCCAATGTACTCCCATACACATCAGGCAATATGAAGCTCAATCTGAATATTGATGGCCAGGATGTTGGTCTCAATAGATCCCTCATCCACTTCCAGGAGGTTCCTCAGTACTATAACATGAAATATGGCCTGCACTCTGGTGTTACAGGTTCGGGTCTTACTCCGGCACCACTGTTCTGTTACCCATTCTGTCTAGAGACGGCCAAGCTCCAGCCTACAGGCACCGTCAACTTTTCAAGAGTGGACACCTTCCAGCTCAAGGCTTCAAGTGGCACTGGAATGACACTCACAGCAGTCGGGAACACGAATGGCATTTTCCCGATGGGGTCGTATCTGTACGCAGTCAATTACAATATTCTCAGAGTACAGAACGGCGTCGCAAGTCTTTTATATTCCAATTAATATATGAATCCATTGATACTACTATTTATTCTGATGATTGTAGGTGTGCTGACTTATGAGCCGAATAAATATATGAGGAACAAGTAGGGATGGAGAAGCATAAAGCAATAGCTATTCCCGTGAGTTTTATAAATGAAAAACCGTATTTTTTACTGGTTCATGATCGAAGATATTCAGAGTGGACATTTGTCACAGGTGGTTGTAGAAAGAGAGAAGTTATAAATCCGCTACGTTGTGCTCTACGTGAGCTCGAAGAGGAGACACGAGGACTCTTAAACTTGAAAAACGGCACTTGTTCATATTTCAAGTTTCAGACCCTTCAGAAGGACTTTGATGACGAATTCATGGCTGTATATCATGTATACATCATAGACTATCAGACGACTAGAGATCAACAGGATTATATAGTAAAACGTTTCAATGAAGAGAAACAGAAGATGGATCTACGTCAAATGTGTTTCAAGAAACAGTATGATGAAAACGATTTCCTCGACTTTGATACACTGGATGGTCTAAAAAACAGACAAGTATGGTCTATGATCACTACTCACGTCCTTGAGAACCCAGACTTTTACAACAAACTCAAGGAGGATCGGAGAGAGTTTTCTTTGAAGTATTAGAAAAAAAAAACATTATATACATATGATTGAGAAATGGAAGCATGGATCTGGACCTGTGACTCATTTCTTGATGGATGGTGGTGTACTACGTGTAGACAATCAAAATGCATTCGATCTTGATTATCTACAGGCTTTGCTGCAAAAAAAAGTTATGTGTGTCGTCGAAAAGAGAACAGAGCAGTTTCGATTCTTTGTAGATCTCGATTACAAAGATGAAAAGGAACTCAACAGTCTCAAAGTGATTGATCTAGCCATCGGTATGAGCAAGATTGTAGACTCGAAATGCTACATTGCCAGAACAGCGATTCGAAATATTAAATCGCAGACAAAGACTGGCGTGCACTTTCATTTCCCAGACAAGATTGTCACGAAACAGGATGCCATCAAACTCAGAAACCAGATTATAATGAAATTCCCCATGTACTCAGAATCTATAGATGAATCTGTATATATTGGTTCAGGTCTGAGACTTGTATGGTCATATAAGTATAATGATGGTGAATATATAGCACCATATACTCCATGGAAATCTGTAACAGCTTCAGGTATGATAGAACATATATCACCAGAACCTTACATGGAGACTATACGCCTGTTTAGTATTCGTGTCCCTGGTACCGATCCTGAGACTGATCCACAAGAGAATAGAAAAACGAATAAACTAGAAGAATTTATACACAAGTATATACCCGGACAACAAGGCTCAAAGATACTCAAAGTGCAGAAGAGTTCTAGAGGTGAATCTTTATGTGCCCAGACTGATTCTAGGTTCTGTACCAGAATCAACAAAGAGCATCAAAGGAATCACGTGTGGTTCTGGATCAAGAACGGCACTATACGGCAGATGTGCTTCGATCCAGATTGTAAGAAATTTAAGGGGACTGAATATGCGTTGCCGCCATCAATATTAAAAGAGTGTACAGAGTAATGATTACTCGTTCTGGACGTGTATCCAAGCCCCCTGTCAAATATGAACCCATTGAAAAGGTTGAGGATGATTATGCAGATGAGGATTATGATACAGAGGATGATGGTTCCTCAGAAATTGAAGTAAGTGACTCGGATACAGACTCGGATGATGGCTCAGACCTCGAGTCATTCATTGATGATGAAGAAGAGGAGGAGCCAGAGGCTGAGGACTGACGACGCTCTGCAATAATATCGAGCACCTTGAGACTTGCAAGATGAGCTAGATCAGCGTCACTACGATCAGGAAACTCTAGACGAAGATCTGGTAGGAAATCGCTTGGGTGAGGAATCGGTGGTACATCAGGCTTGTTGTAAAACTTTGAATTTTCATCAGCTGAATCAATGTATGGGGTATCACTTCCCTCAAGTGGCGTGGCCATCATATCGCGCTTGCGCTTCTCAAACATTGCAGCCGCCATACGCTTGTTCTCATTCATTTTGGTAAAAATCTCCTCCAACTTCTCATCGACATAATGTTTCTCAACATTCATATCGCGAGAAGGTGGAATAAGACCCCAAGTACACATCTCTACAACATAAATGTCAAAGGTTGCATCATCCTTCTGTAGACGTTTTGCATGATTCTTAGCCTCATCCACACTCCCATGCACGCTGTAAATCTTGAGTGCCAGCTTCTCGTGCTTCTGAGGCTGCTCAGGACCAACGATTGAAATCAGTGCATACGCCTGCCCAGGTAGAGTCACATATGTTCTATCAAGAGAACCCATATTAAGAACAAAACACACTTACTCTTTAAGTATGGATAGCCTCCGAAAGATGCATAATGATGCGAAGCGTAAACTCATACAGCAGAATGTTCCCAGAGGATCTCTTGTGCTCGATGTTGGCTGTGGGCGCGGAGGCGATCTGCACAAGTGGAAAGATTGCCGAGTCTGGGGAATGGATCCAGATGTAGCCTCGATAGAAGAGGCGAGGAAGCGTGCAAAGGAGTGCGGATACGAATGGGCAACTTTCGCTGTGGGGGATGTTCACTTTGCACCCAAGATGCTATTCGATGTCATATGTTACAACTTTTCACTCCAATACATTTTCAAATCAGCAGATATTCTGAAATCCTCGCTGCGTCAAATTGCAGAACGTACCAGAATTGGTGGCGTTTTCATTGGTATTGTACCAGATGCTACTAAGATTCCAACAGACTGGTCAGATGCACTCGGTAATACGATACAACGAGGACCATATTCAAATAAATGTCACCAGGTTGGAAACATGATTCTAGTACATCTTACTGATGGCCCGTACTATGCAAATGGCCCGATTCCAGAACCGCTGTGTTACAAGGAATTTCTGATCGAAGAGGCTTCAGAGTGGTTCGAGCTCGAGTCTTGGACCAATATGGTACCTCAGAGGACAGGTCTCATAACTGACATTTACTCCAAGTTTATTTTTCGACGTGTATAGTAGTATGTTACCATATCTTCTTGGGGGTATATTTTCCGCCGCGCTTATAAATACACACCCAACTGATAAAATGAAAGAATTGATGCATAGGTACACTATCCTTAGAGAGTATTTAATAGAAATTGGAGAATTCCCAGTACTGCATAAAGAATGTACAGTGATAGGAATGAATGGAATTTCTAAGGATGGTGTTGGATATAATGTTGGAAAGGGTTTTGAGATCTATATATGTATGAATGGTCCTATAAATAATATAATGCATGTATTTCTACATGAACTCGCGCATAATACAGTAGATGAATATGATCACTCGAATAAATTTTGGGATAATTTAGATGAACTCAAAGCAATAGCAAAGTCTCTTCATATATATGAACATACACCCGCACAACCATTTTGTGATGGAACTATTGGCGATTAATTTACAAATTTTTTGGCAACCATGAAGAGTACTGCTACGACAACAACTGTAGCAGCATAGCTCATTGGTTTATTTGGTATCATTTTATTGATTGGGTTCTGAATAGTTGGAGAAGTGACTATGACTGCAAGGAGACCAGCGACAATAGCCAACATAATATCATTAGGTGGTTCGACTTCATATGTCTCTACAGGCTTAGTCTCCTGTACAGCCTCTGGCTCTGGCTTTGGCACTGGTTCAATAACCTTCTCAATTGGCGTTGAATCCTCCTCTTCAACTGTGGGTAGAGATGGTGTCCGAGTGATGGGAGGAGGAGGTGGTGTCCGAGTGATGGGAGGAGGAGGTGGTGGAGGCTGTGTGGGAGGTGAAGGTGGTGGTGGACCACGCGTGTCAACGCTCACTGGTGCTGAGTTTTGACGGGTATCAATAGGTGGTGGGATCTCTGTAATCTCCACAGCTCCACCACGAAGTCTGAGTACAAGATGTATAGTCGACTCTTTCTGGATATTGTAGTCTGCCATTGTACGACCATCCTCAAGCTGCTTTCCAGCGAAAATCAGACGCTGCTGATCAGGTGGAATTCCCTCCTTGTCCTGAATCTTGGACTTGACATTATCAATAGTATCAGTGGACTCAACCTCAAGAGTAATCGTCTTCCCAGTGAGTGTCTTGACAAAGATCTGCATTCTATACTCTTATAGGATTTTATAACTTTAAATCTTGCGCAATACTATATGGATAGAAAATTTATATGGTTTCTTCTAAGTATAATAACTGTTATATGGTATCTCTCGTTTGCAGGTGCAAACAAAATCCCTGATGTTCCAGTATGCACTTTTATCAAAGATGTACAGAGCACATGCACTCAACAACCCGATGGTACCTTTAAAACAAGGTATATCTCAACCAACTGCAATTCTGTAGAAATGAGACCGTGTATTCTTCCACCACCAATAATAGATTGCGCATATCGTTATGTACCTCGAGCAGTTTGTGACCCTATATCACACCTGATTACCAAGGATCTAGTAATTGATACTCAAGCTTCTAATGGAGGAAGAGCTTGTCCAACTGAACTTACTAAAACTGAGAGTTGCAATAATTTCGCAACAAACTGTTCTGTAACTGCATGGGAAAACGTTGGTCAGTGCGTAGGTGGAGTCCAAAATCAGATGAGATCTGTAACCCCAGAAACAAATGGTGGATTAGCCTGTACAGCTGCACAAACTGAAACTACCCAACGAGTTTCATGTCAAATTGCACAAATAGCAGTGGATTGTTATGGTACTTATGGTCCACCAAGTCAATGCACTCTACAACCAGATGGTACATACGCTTCTACAGAAGTGTTTACTGCTAGTATACAACCACAATATGGAGGACGAGCTTGTTCTACGAATAGAATAACACAATGTCAACCAGTGGATTGTTATGGTACTTATGGTCCACCAAGTCAATGCACTCTACAAAAAGATGGTACATACGCTTCTACAGAAGTGTTTACTGCTAGTATACAACCACAAAATGGAGGACGAGCTTGTTCTACGAATAGAATAACACCATGTCAACCAGTGGATTGTGCTGGTACTTATGATCAACCAAGTCAGTGCACTCTACAACCAGATGGTACATACGCTTCTACAGAAGTGTTTACTGCTAGTATACAACCACAATATGGAGGACGAGCTTGTTCTACGAATAGAATAACAC